GTGCGCCTGGCGGAACGCAAGGACCAGCAGGGTGAACAGCTGATGGACATAGGACAGCGACAGGTCTTCCTGAGCGGGCCACATGAGGCGCTTGTCCAGCACCGGCGCCGTCACCTCGCGCACGGGAACGTCTTCCAAGCGCGGCTTGAGGTGGCAGGCAACGGCCGACTTTGCACCGGCCTTGCGCTTGTCTGAAAGGGAGCGATCGCGGCTCATGCGGTCGCCGTACCAGTCGAGCAGCTGACCGACCGTGGCCAGGCCGCCCAGGGCAACGACCGCGGCAGGGTCGCGGAGCAGGCGCTGACGCAGGGCTGGCAGCTCGGCCAGCACCGCAGCGGCGCCGAGGTCGGGGTAGCGCGCTATCTGGTTCCACGCCTTGCCCTTGACCAGGTACCACGACCCGCGCTGCCGATCCTGACCGAAGCGCAAATACAGGCCAGGGTGCCGGGGGTCGCGCAGGTCCCGCACCGAGAGGTCGGAGGCCTGGCGGCGGATCTCGGCATCGGAAAATTTCACCGCGCGGGTCTTGCTCATGCTGCAGCCTTCGTCGGTGGGAGCATCAGGTAGGCCCGCAGATGCTCCATGGCATCGAAGTGCCCACGGCACACAATCGCGAGATAGCCTTGCTCGGTCAGCGCATGGAGATACGAGTCCTGGCTGGGCGATACAGCGGCATCAAAAGGCGGCGTGGCCTTGAACTCGATGTAGAGACCGAAGTAGCCCCCACGGGCCATCGGCAAGACAAGGTCTGGAATGCCTGTCTTGACGCCCTGCTCTTTCAGCTTGACCGCCACTGCCTTGTGCCGATGGCCGCCGTTGGGCACGTGATAGATCAGCTTCGCGGCAGCCGGGTGACGTAAGGCAACTTCGCGCAGCAGAGCAGCCTGCTCGAGGCCTTCACGATCAACATACGGTGCACGCGCCGCTCGCGGCTTGATGACTTTCGGAGCGAATGGCTTCATTACAGGCGGTCGCTCCATTTACAGGCTCTTAAGCAGGGACTGGAGCTGCTTGAGCTTGCCCAGCGCCTCAGCGTTGCCCTCACGCTCGACTTCCACTGACAAGGCAACCTCTTCGATCCGCCCGGCCAAACGCTTCATGCGCGCCGAGATATCGTCCGAAAGCGCGACGACCTCAGCAGACAGGCTGGCCAGCGCATCGAGAGCCTGAACTTCCGGCTTTTTGATGGCGACGACGGTTTCTTTGGCCGGTACGGGCATGGCGATTTCCTTGACTGTTTTTTGTGAGAAAGCGTCGCGCTGAAACTTGCCGCCCGTGGGCTCACGGATGATCCCGGCGTCTTTCATTTCGTTGAGAGCACGGCGCACAGCGTGGACGGCGACAGAGGTGGCATTCGCCGCAAGAGCAGCGATCTGGATATCGTGGGCACTCCAGCTTTCCTGAATTGGCACATGCGGGAATACCTTGCGGGCTGTCGAGGATTGGCCAGCCAGAAGCTGGACTACTCGCGATTCGGACATAGCCATCAGGCCACCTTCCCTTCACGAATCAGGATGTCCTGGGTACGCATGACGCCCTCGGCGTGAAGCTGGCGAGCCACAAGCCGATCATCAGCGCGACGGCTACCGCGACGGCCGTCGACGTAGTCGTGGCAGGCCGAGCAAGCCCAGGCGCCTTGGAAGTCGTTCGGCTTGCAGCCCATGCCGCTGGTACCAGCCAAGCGGTAGTGCGCCAGCACGGTGGTTTCAGGGTTGCCGTTACACACGCCGGGCACACGCACCTGGCAGTCACGGCCGCGGGCGGCCTTGGTCAATTTGGTTTGGCGGATGCTCATGGGCGTGCTCCCGATACTTTCGAACGAAGGTTTGCCAGGGCAGCACGGGCCACCTCTGGGTTGCGGGGCGCGGCCGGCGCGGCGAGCTCCGCCACCGGGACAGCACCCAGTTGCTCGCCTTTCCAGATCTCCCGGCACTGCTCCAGGTAGTGCTTTTCGAAGGAGGCCATGCCCAGTTCGCGCGTGAGCAGCGGCAGGCTATGGAAACCGGCGGCGGCCGTGGCGTGGTAGACGGCCGGGTGCATCCACTTGGCATCGGCGCGCATGGCTGGATGGCAGTTGCGCAAACCCTGGGTATAGGCCTTCTCGACACTGGGCAGGCCCAGGCCTTCAGGCGCAAAACACCAGCTCACGAACTCACCGGGGGTGGGCACGAATGCCCGCTTGCTCGCGCTCACAACGCGCATCCCGTGGTCGATCTGCTCCATGCGGTTGATGCCCGCGCGCATGAACTCAGCCAGCCATTCCAGTTTGGAAGCGTTCATCACAGCCTCAGTCGGCCACGATTGGCGCCAGGCGCCGCACGCGCCGCGCAGGCGCAGAAACAGATCGTCGATTACTCGCTGGGTGGCTGGGTCCACTGCGACGGCGCCGGGCTCAGCAGGTGCCTGGTACGCTGGGTCGGTACGTCGAGTCGCGATGAGTTCGCGGACGTTGGTTGGCTTATTCACAGGCGAACCCCCTTGGCTGCCCAGTCGGTTGATCCTTCCTCGTTGCCTGCGCTCTCGGTGGCCTGCCGCTTGATCCACTTGGCCAGGCGGTGATGCCAGCCGGCATCGGTATCGCAGATATCAGGTTTGGCGATGTGGAAGCCCATGAACGAGCCGAAGGTTTCGCGAGTCAGCGGCATGGTGATACCCATGATCTTGATCTGAGCTTTCAAGGCGGCGTCGTTGAAAGTCCAGTCGGCGAACATTGCGAAGCGACGACGGCCTTCGGCAGATCCATCCAGCGCTGCAGCGGCGGCCATATCCTGCTCAGCGATGACATCCGAAATCTCGTGCGGCTGCTGCTGTTCGGTTAATTGATGGTTAAGTGATGTATTGGGTGCAATGGCTGCACCCCGTTCCGTCGTAGGTTGCACCCCGTTCTGTTGCTGGCTGCACCCCGTTCCCTCTTCACGGGGTGCATCTGCTGCACCCCGCTTGAGCATCAAGTCATAGACCACCGGGCGGCGGTCATGGCGATCGATGTACACGGCGGCCAGGGCCTGGTTGCCACGAACGATGAGGCCTTGGACCTCGAGCAGATCGAGCTTCGAACGCACGGTGCGCTCGGACAGGCCAGTGTCTTCGGTCAGGGTCTTGGCCGATGGGAAAGCACCACGGCCGTCGGCGGCGGCATAGTTGGCCAGGCACAACAGCACATGGCGCGCGCTCGAGTCTTTGCCGAGGTCGCGCCGGGACAGTGCCCAGGACATTGCTTGAACGCTCACAGCGGGGCTCCAATATTTTTCTCGGCCAAGCATGCGAGGCCTTTCGGGGTGATGAGGGGCTGGTAGGCAGCACGGTCGGCGCCGGTCTCAGCGTCAGGCTTGAGCTGGGTGACCTTGTGCACCATTAAGCCGGCGGTGATGCGCGGCTGATAAGCGACCCACCGAGTGGAGCTGCCCCGGTGGAATATCCAGCGGTTGGCCTGAAGCCAGGTGAACAGCTTCGAAGGGATGATCTGCAGTTGCTTGGCCGCGTCGGTGATGCAGATAGCACCTTCGGCGGCAGCCAGGCGACGGATAGCGGCAACCTTCGGGGCCTGCAGCTGGATCACGCCGAGCAGTCGCTCGTTCTCTTCGGCCTTGTCTGCGGCCAGCCGAAGGGCTTCGGCAAAGGTGGCTGGGATTGCAATAGGGGTAGCAACCTGCTGTTCGAGCTGGCGAAGGCGCTTGATTACACGGTGGCGGATCTTGACGTTGTAGCCGGTGATCAGGGTTTCGGTCAGATCCCGATCCAGGTAGAAGCACGGCAGAACGCGGCCGGAGTCGTCTCGGTAGCTGCCCCCAATTGTGGGGTCAGTGATTTCCAGCTCGGCGAGCATGCGGCGGATGTCGCGCATGACGTGGTCGTGGCGCTTTCCAGTGAGATCAGCGATCTCGCGTGAAGACATGACGTGACGCGCCATGGCTTGGCTTTGCGCCACAGATGACGAATCGTCAAGGGTATTGCGGGGGGTGATCTGAGTGTGCATAATCGGTCCCACGTTTTGTTGTTGAAGAAGCCGCCCGGCCAGGCGGTTTTTTTTCGTCTGCACTTTTGTTACTGGTTAAATCAACAGCCCTTCGGGGTAACTACTACGCGAAAACCAACACTGGGATAATTCGCTCGCAGGCCACAGATCAGCTGCTACGCTGCCGATTCGGCTTGAACGACCGATGGATCGTCGCTGCGGTTGGCAACAACTGCCCCGTTCGATTCTTTTTCGAGGACGCACTGCATCGGGTACGAAAAGCCTCCTGCGGTACGGCACTGAGAAACGCGACTGCTGCTCACGCGCAATGCTTCTCCGATCGCGCGTCCTGTTTTGAAATGGGCCAATGCTTCGTCGAAGGTCATCTGTCAGGTCTCCAGTGTGTCCATGGAGTTTAGAGTTCTTAACAACACAAGGCAAGTTAACTAAACAGCGAAATGTTTAGAATCCTAAATATGGAATTCAAAGACCGCGTCACCACGCGCATGAGGCAGCTGAACCTCAGCGCAACGGACATCAGCAAAGAAATGGGCGTGTCGAAAGCCACGGTCAGCTTTTGGGTGAACGGGACCAACGGCGCAAAGGGCAAGAATCTCCTCGCCCTTGCTAAAGCACTAGACTGTTCGCCTGACTGGCTTTCTGACGGCTCAGATGCTCCGCAAGCGCCAGGCTTGCCTGCTGGCAGTTCCTCGACGGCTGACCTTGTAGCGCAGATGCTTTCATCGAAGGCAGGAAAGAATCTTTCCGAGAAAGCGCGGGACATGATGCTTGCAGCTGCAGTAGAGGCCGACAGTACAGAGGCCGCTTCAGCAACATATCTTCCCGCTAGATTTTCAGCTCTCCGCCCTACCAACGACGAGATCTTGATACCTCAGTACGACGTGCGGGCCGCTATGGGTCATGGCCAAGTTCCGCCTGACTACAACGAGGCAGTGCGAAACTTGGTAGTGCGCGAGGAGATGCTGAGGGAGAAAGGTGTCACCTACACCTCGGCTACAGCCCTGGCGATGATCACAGGCTGGGGTCAGAGCATGGAGGGGACAATCAACGACAAGGATCTGGTGATTGTCGATCGTGGTGTCACAGAGTTCATAGGTGAAGGCATCTATGTCATGACCTGGCACCAGGAGCTTTACATCAAAAGGATCATGCGGCTCGACGAAGAGAACTATCGACTGATCTCAGACAACCAGCACTATGAAAACCAGACGGCGCGCATCGAGGATGTCACAATCCATGCAAGGGTGCTGCTGATCTGGAACGCGCGGAAAGCCTAAAAGGCCTTCGTAGAATCTTAGAAAGCCCGCTATTGTGCGGGCTTTTTCTGGTCATTAGAAAGGCGCCGGCTCCTCCACGATCAGAAACTCATCCAGCACTTCGACCTGAGCATCATCGTCGGAGGCCGCCTCCCACTTAAGGGTCACCGACTCATCCTCATCATTGAAGATCATCTCGATCCCGTCTGTTTCTGAAAGAAGACCCATCACCTCCCCCCACTCCCTGTCGCCATCCGTATCGAGCCGGTGAATCGTTACCCATCGCTGCTCTTGAGCGATCGGGTGATTGATCATCGAGGATACGCGCAAGCTCAAGCGCTCAATCCCCGACATAACCTGGGGCCCCTGTGGCGCCGACTGCTTCTGCTTGGCCATGCTTACTCCTGCAACTGTATATCCATCCAGTGTTCGGCGCGATCATATCGCAAGTTTTTTGGCGGCGTAAACCTTGACTGGCGGCACCGTCTAAAACAGTCACCTTATTTTTGTTAAGTTTTCTAAAATATTTGTTGACTCGTCTTGTTAAGTTTTCTAAATTTAGCTCAACGAGAAGCCGCAGCAACTCGGGACACGACTGGTGAAGCCGCCAGTTAGCACGGGGCCAGCGAATTGGCCTCCCAGCCCCGCGAGGGATCGACTGGACCAAGTTCTTTAGGAGAAACGGACCCACATTCAAACGATTCAAATTAGCGCCCCGAGCTTCGGCATTGAGGGGCGCCGGACCTCATGCACCCTGCCCCACTTACCCGGGCAAACGAGCTGCAGCATGCATGTTGTATAGGCCCGCGATCCAAGGCGAACAGATGTTGATTAACGCCCTGGGGAGGAAGCTCACCGCCCGAACCATCGACGACTCACGGCCTGCAATCAACAGCGGGCACGGAGCGGCGCCAGTGCCGAGGACTGGATGACAGCCGGGAAAAGACCGGCACCTGATTTCGCTGGCTGGCCTTGGCGACAGAGCCAGACGGGAAATCAACCAAGGGAGGACGGCACCATGGCCGAGCGCACGGAGCAACAACCGCGCCGCGGCTCAAGCCACGCCTGGCCACGGTCTGCTGTTCGGTATTGTTTCAGCTTGGCCCACGGCCATATTGCGGACGCAAGGCGGTTCAGGGAGCGGCGTAACCACAAGTACGCGGAGATGTCGCTGGCTGATGCCGCACACGCTCACGAACTGGCGCGCCAGCTGATTCGCAGCATCCGCTCCTAACACCACTTCCTACTCAACATATAGCCGCGGCGTGCACCGCCCAGGCCCAGTCACATCAGAGGCATCAGCATGGACACCATCATCAGCGGCGAATGGAAAGGCCACCTCGGGCGCGGCCTGGCGCCGAAAGAACTGCAGTACTGCATGTCAGTCGCCGCCGGCATGACAGCCAAGGAGATCGCCAAGGTGTTCGGCATTTCGCCGGGCACCGTGAAGAAGCGCCTGGACGTGGCCATGTTCAAGCTCGGTGTGCACCGCCGGGCCGCGCTGGTGGCCGAGGCCATGAAGCGTCAGATCATTTCGCCGGTGTGCATCCTGCTCGCCGCGCTCATCACCATGCACGCGGTGGCTGATGACCATTCAATGCGCCGCGACCGCCGCGCGCCGGAGCGTCGTACCGCCGAGGTGCGTGTGATGCGCAAGGCCGAGGCCTTCGAATACTGCGCTTGACGGGTGCCGCTGCCATACCAGCGGCGTACTGATGGAGGGTTGCGCCATGAAGCCATAGACCAGCGCCCGCCCAGGGCAGCACGCACCGCTCTCGTAGGGTGGTACCACTTGAGCACAAAGCCCGGCATGTCCGGGCTTTTCTTTGGCCGTCGATATGAGCCAGCACCCTGCCCCAGGGTCCTGACCGATGCCTTCAGACAAGGAGAAAGACATGCACCCTTTGATGCATCAGCGCGTAACCGTCCTTGAGGCCGTGCGCGCTCGAATGAACACCACCACCGTCGACCTCTTCACTCGCATCGGGAGACGCTCACCAGTGCAGCAGATTCGCTATCAAATCGTGGGTAAGGGCCCAGGCGCCTACCAGGTAACCGAACGCTCGACCGGGCAAGTAGTGGGCGAGCGCGATAGCTGGAAAGAAGCGAGCAACTTCGCTCAGGAGATGGAATCGCGAGCCGACGCCAGGGCGTTGATCGAGGGCTCAGGGTTCGAATCTTGAAGCGCCTTACCAAAAAAGTAAGCCAGCGCCGGCGTCTGGGCTGGCTGGATATACCTGCGAGCGGACTGTATGCAAAAGATCACTCGGAACCACACGAACCATCGCTGCGGCGCCAGCCACCAGCGGGCAAAGCTCACCACTGAACAAGTATCCGCCATGCGCGCCGAGTACGAAGCGGGCGTTGGTGGTTACGAATATCTGGCGGCCAAGTACGGCTGCGGTGTTTCCACTGCTAGGGACATCGTGAAGTACCGCACTCGCTGGGCTAGCTGAATATCATCGCCTGGAGACACGTAATGCCTACACCCACAGATACCGCCGAATTCCTTGAAGAGTTGAATGGCGGCGCTTTCGCCAGCCAGGTCGGCCATGCCCTGTCCGAAGTCGCCTCGGGCGTCGTCGATCACGGCAAGGCCGGGAAGTTGGTCATCACCCTGGACTTCAGCCAGATCGGCGAATCCCACCAGGTGAAGATCAAGCACAAGCTCGACTACAAGGTGCCCACCAAGCGCGGCACGCGCAGTGAGAACACAAGCTTGGACACCCCGATGTACGTCGGCTCCGGCGGCCGCATCAGCCTCTTCCAAGAGAAGCACGACCAGTTGTTCAGTCGTGATGAAGCCCCTATCAAACCCCGCACCTGATCTCGAACCCCACCACCAGGAATAGAAGAATGTCCCTGACCAAAGATGCAATCCAGCAGATTACCGAGACCGCACTGTCGGCCGCCGGCAAGATGCTGCCCACCAACACGCCAGTCGCGCTGATACCAGACGCCGTGAGCGTAGCCGACCTTGAGCGCTACATGGCCGGGCGTAGCCGCTTCCGCGGCACCTTCTCTACTCACTCGCTGGCTGACTTCGTTGGCCATGTGATCAAGCGCAACATGCCCGGCGCCAAGGGCTTCATCGACCAGGACGAGATGTCCTGCTCTCTTTTCTTCAACATCGGAGACGAGATCAGCCCGGGCCACGCTGATGACCGTGCCTTGCTCAAGCTGAAGCCATCTGCGGGGTACAAGGCCGCTCAGTTGGTCAACGGCAAAGCGATGACCCAGAAGGATATGAGCGACTGGATCGAGGACTGGCACCAGTACCTGACCCCGGTCGACGAGAACGAAACTGCCATCGCGATCGCCAAGGCTATCGCCGCGGTGCGCACCATCACGGTGAAGGCCACCAGCGAATCGGAAACAACGGTCGGGGATACCAGCGCCAGCCGCAGCGCCATGGACCAGATCGAGGCGCGCAGCAAGGAAACCTTGCCGGTGGCACTGCTGTTCAATGTCATCCCGTTCGAGGGCCTGACTGAGCAGCAGATCAAATTCCGCCTTTCGGTCATCACCAGCGGCCAACAGCCGGTGCTGAAGTTGCGCTGGATCGGTGAAGATGTCCAGCGCGAAGACATTGCCCAGGAATTCAAAGCGGTCCTCGAGGACAAGATTGGCGAAGCGGCGACCCTCGCCTTGGGTTCATTCGACCCACGTTAACGGGACGGGGGCCTGGAGACGGGCCCGCCATCCTGCAGGCTACGGAGGTACCAATGCCCGCAAGTAAAAAGCCCAGCAAACCCCAGCTCGAAACGCTAGAGCACATCCGCCAGTACATCGCAAAGCACGGGTACTCGCCTACCCTGGCTGACCTTGCTGAACTCGCCAACGTGCGCCAGAACTGCATAGCCGAGCGTCTTGGTGCTCTGGTCAAGCTGAAGCTGATCAGCAAGACGCCCGGCATTGCGCGCAGCATCCGGCCCATGGTGCAAACTGCGGCGATTCAATCGACAGACACGTCAAACGGACCTGAAACCATCTGACCAGGGAGCATTTCGCCCACATGTATGAACGCAGCTTTCACATGTGGATTGCGCTTCATAAAACTGGGCTGGAGATGGGCGAGCGGCTCATCAACCTCCATGTAATAGCCGCCTTCGCTATCCCCACCGATTTTCTGGAAAGTCAGTCCCCCTGGAAGCTCCAGTGAAGCATCCAAGGGAAGTCCCTGTAGCGCTTTGATCAGTTCGCCTACTGTTAGACCTTGCATATCAACTCCTTGATTCGGCCTCATGCCGGTCAGTACCTATAGCCCACCCCACCCCTATTTGCCACTCAAGGAAATCTCAAAGGCAAGATTTATTCAGTGCGAATTTTGATGCTGGGCTCCGAAAGACTGCTTTCATTATCGAGGGCTGGATCGCCTGGGCTCAGGCATTTGAACTGAACCTCGGCGTTGGCATACCGGCCGTATCCTGAATCACGTGACGCATCCTTTAGAGCCCTCATGTCTTTGCCTTTAGATTGGCAAAAGCTATAGGCCTGCTGGTACAGCTCACCTTTCACAGCAGCGCCGCCAAAGGTCGTGAAGCTCCCATCCTTTGCAATCATGTAGGTGTCACCTCCCATTGGAACAACACCTGGGCTCGCGCACCCAGCTGTCAATACCATCGCGGTGGCTATCACTAAAATTCGCATATCTCGCACTCCCCGCCCCAGTCCAAAAAACGACCGGCACTTTGCCACAAACCACCTAACCGCTGCTACTCGCCGAGGTCCTAGGACGACCTCAGGGACGGAAACCGCTGTAGGATGCTGAGCGAGCTAATGCAGTGGGCGGGCATCGATAAACAGGACAAGGCGCTGACCCTGATGATTCACCGGCTGCATGAATTAGGGCCTGATCGGGCACTGCCGTTGCTGGAAGTGCCGCGCCACGAAATAAGGGTGTCGCCGGTTGTGGCGCGGCGACTAGAGCTGGCTTATCAGCAAGAGACTTTTCGGACTATAAGCGAGGAATAACCTTTAGCTACTTTAGCTACTTTAGGTACTGCTCGAGGACCTTAGTTAATAAAAAGCACACAAACCCTGTGAATATGAAAATGTTTCTCATGCGGTAATAGAAATATGCCTTCCGCTGGCACTTCCCCAGGGCGACCTGATTCCCTAGATAGCTTGCTTGGTTCCGAGTCTCGGCCGCGTGCAGCATTCCATGGTTCTTAGCACTCAATTGGATGGACCACTCAGACCGCTTGAACGCACCTATTCCAGCCAGACCAAAAAGGATCAAAGCATAGAGGTACATAGTTTCAATGTTGTAGCCAACGACCCCGAACGGGATGGTCTGAACCAAGAAACCGCAAACCGTCACTATGATTGCGATAACCAAATGGTCAAATTTATCACTGCTTTCCCTGAACGCGGCGTGCGCTATTAGGCTTCGTTCCTCACTACTCAACTCACGCTCCTTTACCCGGCCCTATGCCGACAATCATCTATACCTCAAACCCACTCCTATTTGCCACTCACCGAGATATCGGAGGGCGGCGCCTGCAATGGAGATTGCCATGAAGGTCGAGACCTCAAGCGTTACCAAGCTGTACATCACAGGCGCCGTGAACCTGGACCCCATCACGGTCTTCCTCGAAGACCTCGAGCCCAAGCGCGGCAAGATCACCGTCAGCTGCTGGGGAAAAAGCTGGACGGCTTTCTGGGGTGGAATGTGGGACGGCATGACCGTAGGCCAGTTCTTCCGCGAGCTCAGTGCGAGCTACATCATCGGCTATTTCGATTCACAGATGCGCTCCAGGCAGTTCAGTGGCGAAGTACTTGCCGACAAAGCGCGGCGCCAGGTCCTGAAGGAGCGCAGAACATTCTGCTATGGCCGGGACGAAGCGCGCGAGCTTTACGACGAGGCCGGATATCTGCGGGATTCGCCGTCCATCGACCACCTGCACGGCGCACATAGCGAGCTGATGCACAGGCTGTTCGGTGATGAGTGGTGGCACTTAGCGGCGGACAACGACGCCACGGAGCCCAACCCCGACTACGACTACCTCGAACGCATCATTGCCGCGGTGCAGCAGGCCCTGGCCAAGCCGGACACCGCAGCCGCCTAACCCTTCTCCTACCTTCACCTATCACGCCGAACGCCTCGGCAGGCGGGCGGCTGTCCGGTGAGTCCACTAATTCCTTACGGATCAGCTAGCCAGCGTGATCGCTTCTACGATGCGATCGACAGCATCCTGTGATCCAGCTACCAGCTCGGGTCCTACCCAACTGTACGCAGCGCCGGACTTGATACCACGCTTCGCGAAATCAGCACTCAGAACTAAATCGCCTCCTGACATGTGCAATTCAGTGAGCAGAGCAACGGTCGCCTGCTCAATAGCTGTGACGTTTTCGACGGGACTAAACATTGACATTTCCTTTGTCCGGCCGAATGCCGGGGCCCATCTATACGCTAACGCACCTCCATTGAATACCCATTGAATGAGCATAGGCCGCACACATTAGGATCGAATGACTGGCGCCATGATGACTGTGAAGCTGCCTGAGAGATGCTTCCTGAGCAATGCGGGCATTTCGTAACTGAAATTTATTACCCAAAACCCGTCTACTCGTCGTGATGAAGACTGACGGTAGAGGGCCACTTCTTCCTCTGAAACTCCGATACGTGCAGAAACCTCCGCATTGGTCGGCATGCTTTTCATTGGCGTAACGCTCGCCGACGGAATGCCGGACCACACTCTTACTTCTTGAAACACTAAATAGCTACCTCCGAGCGACGGAGGGGCGCCTGCAATGGAGATTGCCATGATCAAAGCCACCGAGAAGCGGCTCGGCCTGCTCTGGCACACACTTGGACTGCGCCCAGAGTGCAAAGACAGCCGCACGGTATACCGCAATCGCTTCCTTGCAGGCCCTGGGCACGACGATGTACCCGACCTTGAAGCGCTGGTAAGCCTCGGGCTGATGGGAAGCCGGAAGCCTCCGGCCTTTTGCGATCAGAGCGAGAAGCTCTACTACGCCACGGCTGCTGGCGAGCAGTTCGCAGTCCAGAACATGCCGCCGGTTCCGCCACCACCAAAGCGGACCAAGTTTGATGCTTACCTCGACGAATGCGAATGCTACGACGGATTCGCGCATTTCCTGGGAATCAACCTGCCCAGGTACCAAGAGCGCGTCGAACGAGGCACACGCGAATACCGAATGGTTCGCTACAGGCGCCGCAATATAAGCCGCTTCCACAGCGCCGAGTACTTGCAGTTCTGCGAGCCCGTCGATGTTGCCGGCGAGTGGGTCTCGGATAAGAAAGAAGCGAAGGCAAGCTACAAAGCTGCGCTCAAGGCTATCCCGCGCCTCCGTCATAAAGAATATGACGAAGGCTTCTGACTCACCTTCCCCCACTCACCTATCACGCTGAACGCCTTGGCAGGCGGGCGGCTGTCTGAACTACAAGGACCGCCCAGCCTTCATGAAGGCTGAGAACCAAACGCAGAGCGATCCAGCTATCAACGGCGGCCAGACAACCAGCGCGGCATCCTCAGTATCCAAAATTCCGTCCACGAATCGCTCAAGAGTGAAGCTAGGGTTGATGGCCAATCGAAAGAGCCCCCAACTCATCAGTGCGGCAAATACACCCACCAGCAGGTATCCCAGTCTTCGCAGTGAACGTTCAACAAGCAATTTCTGCGCAGTGTTCATTTCGTCCTCCATGAATAAGGGCGAGATCTTATTTCGGAAATATCGCTATGACCACATCTATCGATTTGTTCACCGATCTTGGTGGATGGTCCACTGGTGCCCACGCCGCAGGTGTGCTGGGGCCAGTGTCATGATTCATTATCACGGCACGCCAGTAGGCGGCACCCGCCAGGACGGAGCCAGGTTCCTTGCCGGCCGGCACGCTCTAGTGCCTTTCCCGCGCCAGGATGACATGGGCATCATCGCCGAAGTATGCCAATCGTTCGTCTTCGACAACGGTGCCTTCAGCATCTGGAACAAGGGCGGGACGCTCGACGTCGACGGCTATACCCGCTGGGTAGAGGACTGGCACCGGCACCCAGGCTTCGACTGGGCGTTGATCCCCGATGTGATCGATGGTGATGAAGCGGCAAACGATGGGCTGCTCGCAGCGTGGCCCAGGGCGCTGCCCGGCGTTCCAGTATGGCATCTGCATGAATCGCTCGAGCGCTTGCAACGGCTCGCAAGCGAGTGGCCGATGGTGGCCTTCGGCAGTTCAGGGCAATGGCGCTCGCCCGGCACAGCAGCGTGGTGGAAGCGAATGGCCGCGGCCATGGACGCCATCTGCGACGACCAAGGCCGGCCTGTATGCCGCCTGCACGGGCTGCGCATGCTCGACCCAGCCATCTTCCAGCACCTGCCTTTCGCCTCGGCAGACTCCACCAATGCCGCGGTCAATGGTGGCAGCATCAGCCGCTTCGGCATGTACGCGCCTCCCACCGCCGGCCAACGCGCTTGCGTGATCGCCGACCGTATCGAAGCCCATAACAGTTCATCTATATGGCAGCGCGAAGCCCAGGTTGAGATGGCACTCTAGGGCAGAACGGCATTTGCGTCAGGAATTCTCCAGACGTTGCCGGGATGCCCATCTTCCTCTACTACAAGAACGCGACCTCCATCTTCACCTTCCTCGATTGAAATGATAATTCCTACCCTTCGATCAACCGCGTATTGGTCGACGACTGGATCTCCTACTTCGAAAACATCCGGATTACCCAGGATCATGCTTCGTCCCTCCGCTTGAAAGATAGCCATCAATAACCTAATTCAGACACCTACACCAGCCCCGGAAGTGCCGGCGACTGCAGGGAGAACCCCATGTGCGCAATCCTCTACCGCGAAGGCCGCGAATGGGCCCTCGAATCCATCCGCAACCTGCACAACGTCGTCGGCAAGCCTGACGGGTACCGGCAGCTGATCAACTACCTGGAGCGTGGTTTGAAGGGTAAGCCCGCGGCCTTTGCGCGCGGCGTGCAGTCGATGATCGATGAAGTGAAGGCGGTGGCAGCGTGAACGCCCTGCGCCGCACCACCACACCCCGCGCCAGGCCTATGCCCTGCCTCGAGCTAAACGGGGTATGCGACGAATGCGGCCAATACCGCGCCCACGGAAACCACCGCTCCTGCTCCAAGAGGCGCCAGCAGCGGTATGCACAAGCGAGGAAAAAATGAGCCTACTAGCCGCTCAATGCATCATCGTGTGGCTCTGCCTACAACTTCCCCTCGGCATGATCATCGGCCGCTACATCGCAAACGCCGACGTCATCGCCAAGTAACCCCCTCCCCTTCAATTAAAAGTCAGCCGCTGTAGCGGTGAGGACGAAGTCATGCCTGAAGAAAATGCACTGAAGCTCAATCGCGCCGCACGCGACGTGATCGCGGAGCGGCAGCGACAAATGTCCGGCGAGGGCTACACGCTCTATCGCGATGATGGATACATCAAGGGCGAAATGGCCGATGCCGCCGCTGCCTACGCCACCTGCGCTGGGCAACCTAAGAGCCAGACAACCCTCTGGCCATGGGGCACCGGAACGTTCAAGCCCAGCGATGACCGCCGCAGGGGTCTGGTGAAAGCCGCAGCATTGCTCCTTGCTGAGATCGAGCGACTCGACCGACTGCCGCTGATCAAGCACTGGCCAGTCAAGCGCGACGAAAACGGATTTTTCCAGCACCCCGACTTGCCCGACTTTGACGAGGGCGATGCAGAACGCTGCAAAGCCTGGATCGCTGAGCAGGGCCTGCAGGTGAAAATGGTCAGCCTCGAATACCACAGCGACGAAGCGATATCCGAGCGCTACACCGAAGCTGGCGACCCGGACTGCAGCTACTGGGAGCCAGATCGACCTGATGGGGATCACTGGTTCTGCCTGGCCATCCACGATACCGATGACGGCCCGGTGTGCTGGTGGGCTCGCCGGGTGGTGACGCCATGACCAAGCCAATCAAAGAACGTCCGGTCCTGTTCTCCGCGCCGATGGTGCGCGCCATCCTGGAAGGCAGGAAGACGGTCACGCGGCGCGAAGTGAAGAAGCAGGCCGCGCTGGATTGCTTGGCCGCCGGTTTCGAGCCTGCGTTTCTGGCGCTGCCCGGCAACTCTGACCTTTGCCCTTACGGCCGACAAGGCGACCGTCTGTGGGTACGCGAAGCCTGGGCTGCAGACGCCCAGCTTGATGCGATCGCGCCGCGAGAACTCAGCCAAGGCGAGCCCATCCGGTACCCGGCAGATGGTGCCATGCGGCAGACCGGATGCTCGATGATCACGCCAGGCAAAACCCGCCCTTCCATCCACATGCCGCGCTGGACGAGCCGCATCCTGCTGGAGATCACCGACGTGCGGATCGAACGGCTACGGGAAGGCGAAGGCGAGACGGCATTCGAAAGTCGATACATAGCTGAGGGGATCCACCGCATCCATCACGGCGATGGTGAGTATTACTACCGCCCATTCACCAGCGAGCCAGGTCCTGGAAACTGGATCGATCCATACGACGCCTGGCGAGAGCTGTGGGTGCCGATCAATGGAGCCGAATCATGGAACGCCAATCCCTGGGTGTGGGTTGTCGAGTTCAAGCAGGTGACGCCATGAGCAAACAACGCGCGAGAACAAGCACCGGCGCAAAGGTGACGGTCACCCTGGAATTATCAAGCCTGGGATCTTGGGGCCCCGACTGCACTACGGGTCAAGTTCACGACCAGGCACGCGAAGCCGCGATTGGTCGCCTGAACAAGGTTTTCAAAGAGCACATCGCGAACACAAGGATCATCGGCCCGATCATCGTCGAGGCCGTGAGCACCACCCTCGAAAAACGCTAACCCCTCCCATCTGTGCAGCCTGCCGGTGATCGGCGAGCGAGGTATCCCTATGTCAGCAGTTCAGCGATTCCACGAAGCAGCAAACGACGCCCTGGTCAAACTCAGCGAGTACTGCCTGCCAGGCGCCAAGCTGGCCCTGATCATTGTCACCCCAGGCGAGCCGGAGCGAGACCTCATCTTGGAAGACCAGGGCTTGGATAGAAACGAGGTGGTCAGCGCCCTGCGTCGACGCGGCTTGAGCATCGACGGTGACAACGCCTACAAGCGCGATCTGCTCGACGCCGTTGTGGGCGCCTTGGCAGTCGGAGCTCAGAACCGCAATCCGCCTCCGTCAGGTCATTGGGGCCAGCGATTCTGGGACATTGGCCGTGAAGAGCGGGCGCTTACAGATGAACTGGTCGAAGCGTTGAAGCTCACTCGCGAAAACCTCCGAGCTTGCCAAGCCACCATCCACCTCTGTGGTGGCTTCGATCCGGCGTACGTCAACGACGCCCAGGCGGCTATGAAGGTAGCCGATGCGGTGCTGGCGAAGACTTCCGAATAACCCCTTCTGCCGCCAAGCGCGGAACGGAGCATCCTATGGAACCAGAAATCATCCACATCCCCGAGCTGGCCAAGATGCTCGGGCGTACTGAGTCATCCATCCGCAGCGCGCGGCAGGCCGGCGCATCCTGGCTGCCGCCTTACTTCAAACAGGGCAGTCGAATTTGCTGGCGGATCGACACCGTGCGGCGCTTTCTAAGGGAGTGCGAGGAAGGCCGGCATGTGCCGGTCCGGCCAGGACGGAAGCGCCAAACGCCTCCAACCCTGGCCAGCGTCAGTTAGCCGAGCTTATCGGCGAGAGCATCCGGGCAAAGGTGCGTGTAGCGCTTGAGCATGCTCAGTGTCTTGTGCCCGGTAATGGACGCTACCTCCATCATCGAAAGTCCCTTCTCGAACAGCCTGGAGGTTCCTTCATGGCGCAAATCATGGAAATGCAGGTCGTCGGCCTGGGCCGCGCGGCAGGCCTTGCCGAAGTAGAGCGTCACCGAATGAGGCGCGAGGGAGAACACTTTGCCATCCAGTCGGGCAGGCAGCGACTCAAGCAGCGCTCGGGCGCGAACGGAAAGCGGCACCATCCTTCGCGAGCCATTCTTGGTGTCTTCGAGCAGCGCGTGCTTGCCTCGTACGTGCTCGCGCCGGAGCATCAGCAGTTCGCTGCGCCGCATAGCAGTCTCGATCGCGAGCTCGATCACTGCGGGCATTTCAGCATGGATCTCTCCAGCGGCTTTGATGACCGCGGACAGCTCCGCCTTTGTTGGCCGGCGATCCCGCTCTCGGCTGCCCTTCGGCATGCGCAGTTTCGTCACAGGGTTGCTCAGTCCCTCTATCCCCCAGTCCTTGATCGCGACCGTGTAGAGGTGGCTGATCAGGGCCAGCCCCAGGCGAACGGTGTTCGTGGAAGCGCCCTCTGCCAGCCGCGCATCGCGGTATGCAGCCAAATCGGATGAGCGAATCTCGGCCAGCGACTTGTTCCCGTACTTGCTCTCCGACCAAGTCTTGATCCTGGTCTTCTCCTGAACAGCACCTTTCTTGTGCACGGTCACTTCGCGCTGATAGCGGCCGAGCGCATCAGCAAGCGTGGTCGACTCGGCCTCACGGGTATCGACAAATCGCTTGCGCGACATATCACCTTCGATTTCGGCTGCCCAGCGCTGAGCATCCGCCTTCGTGTCGAACGAGGCAGAAAGCGCGGGATAGCCTTTTTTGCGGATCTTCGTCCGCCAGGTGCCGTTAGGGCGCTGTTCGATAGTAGCCATGTTGCGGATTTTGCAGGGACACCGTGGGACATGCAAATGATCTGAGTGTCCCAGAATTGTCCCCAATGTCCCGGCCTACAAAATCCCCAGGCACAAAAAACCCCCGCAGCCCAATGGCTACGGGGGTTCAATGATGGAGGCCGAGGTCGGAATCGAACCGGCGTAGGCGGATTTGCAATCCGCAGCATAACCACTTTGCTACTCGGCCCCAAACGTGAAGCAAGAAACTGCTGCA